ATTTTCAAAAAATAGTATAAAATTAATATTACATCTCATTTATCAATAATTTTTTATATCATAATTTCATTATTCTCATCAGAACGTATTTTTTAAATAAATTTATAAAATTTATATCAGTATTTATGATATAAATGTTTGCTTTTGAACCTTCAGAAGCAAACATATTGATGAAATATTTTTTATTTTATGCAATTTTTGAGAAAAAATATGCAATTTTCTAATATTATTGATAATTTAACAATAATTTTCATAATTTTCAATAAATTTTATCAGAAAATATATTTAAAAAGTTTATAAAAACCATATTTTTGGTTCTTTTTTTATGAATAAGTTTTTTTTTGAAAAATCTTGAAATATTATAAAATCAGTAAATGATTTATAATAAAATTTTTTAATTGCTGTAAGCACTCTTTATCTTTTAAGTTTCCCTAAAAGGAGGACTGTATCTTAAGCCATTTCCGGTTGCTTAAACCATCATTAATGACCCATGCCCGTTCAGTCTCTGATGCCCTATCATAGGCTAGCGTAGCGCCCTTAGATAGTAGACATGCGGGTTGCCCAATCCTTTTCATTATTACCGTACCTAAGTTCATTACTCTTAGCCAGATTAAGTTTTCACATAAATCCTTGGTAGAAAAGGCTGTAAGGGGTTTCCCGAACAACAAGGTATGTTGCAGATATATAATAATATATCCACTAGCAGTTAGTCATGCAATTATAAATTGCAGTGAGGACGTAAATGGTTTTCTATAGCATGAACTCACGATACTATAGCATACTGCTTTTAGGCCCTGGATTACAAACATTAAGAAAAATGTAACTAAGTTAAGGCCACCCATGCCGCTCATCACGCGAAGAACATTGTAGTTAGTCGCGTAAACACGGATTTTGGAAGAAATAGAGGTCTTTGGAGTGACCTGAAGTTGAAGGGTCGCATTGTCAATACGAGAGAAGTTGCACGTGCCCGAGGGTTGGTGCTGTTCAGGTTGTAGAGCAAAGGAGTACACGTTGATACCAGTGGCGGGGATGTTGGTGTGGCACTGGTAGGGCTGGACAAGGTTGAAGTAAGATCCAAGACGCTCGGAGAAACGATCGTGACCGTTGAGCTGAAGCTTGGCACGAACGACGGGGTTACGACCGGCGCGCTGGGGAGCAAGACCGGCGTGGTCAGCACCACCGGCAGCCTCGTTGTAATCGGAGAAGTTGACGGGGGCGTTGTTGTTGGTTCCTGCACCACCACCCTGGGGAAGCTGGCTGACACCAACCTCGGGGGTAGTCTGCCAAGCCTCACCCTGGGGACCGTAGATCTTGTCGACGAGCTGGGCAGGGAAGCTGACAGCGGAGTAACCGGACTCGACGTTGGTACGAAGAGCGGCATATGGGTCAAGGAGACCGTTGGACTGAATCTTGCCGTGAGTATCGTTGTCGAAGTCATCAGTGTAGTTGTTCCACTGGTTCATTCCGAGCTGGATAACAGAGTCACGCTGGATGACCCAGATGAGTTCCTTAACGGGGTGGTTAAAGTTCAGTTTGACCTTAATATTCTGAGAAGTTATCGACTCATCGCCCGTGAATTGAAGTTGCTCTATAAGATACTCATGAGAAACTTGCGCGAAACGACGGCGCTCATCAGTATCAAGGTAGATGTAGTCGACATAGAGAGAAGCAGCCTCAAGAGAGGGAACGCAGAAGAGGGAATCAGACTTGGAGTCGATGTTGATTCCGCAGTTTCCGAGGGAATCGGCAGTGACGTAGCACTCGTTCTTCTGCCTGAACTCAAGAATAACTTTGACCTCGTGGTATTGCACCTTAAATACCCCACCTTTCGGTGTATTTACATACAGAAGCCGAGGTTTAATACCTCTGTATGTTTTCGGGAGTGGACTATATCTTAAGCTTTTTATAAATAAAAAACCCATTACCATTTAGTCTCTGAACCTTTCCCATAGTTTTATAAACCTTAGGGACTTGGCTGCTGATTGCCCATTTCAGAAAAATCCTAAGAAGTTTCTTTATTCGATTGCACTTTTACCATACCTGAGTTTTTTCTCAGCCGGGAATAAATTTTCATTGATCCTTTGGTAGCATATCGACTTTAGGGGTTTCCAGCAATTTGGAAATGTCGCACGAATTATCGCACTAACACCTGCGGTAGTTTTATGTTAGAACCGCTAACCTATTTTCCCTTTCTTTATTCTAAATTTCAGAAAGGAGTGGTGTTTTTCAGCCCAGCATTTTAGGCAATCAGAGGAAGAGACAGACCGGGGTTCCTGCAGAACCAGAACTGAAAGGGAACATAGAGAGTAGTTGCCTCAGCCTTCTCGAGGGCAGTACCAGTAAGAGCGAAGGTATTGCCAACCATATTATCATAACCTATCTGGTGTCCGGGCTCTTGGGTAAGCTCGTTCCAGATATTCAGCCAATCACCATAGTGTTTGTCGCATAGATGATTGAATATTATACCTTTGGTTTCCCAAAGGATTAGACTATATCTTAAGCCTTTTATAAATAAAAGACCCATTACCATTTAGTCGTTGAACCTTCCCCATTTTCTATTATTAGAGGTTAGGGGCTTGGCTGCGGATTGCCCATTTCAGAAGATTTTTAAAATTTTCTTCATCCGTGGAATTTTTACCATACCGGAGTTCTACTCTCCGCCACATACTACTTTCGAGGTATGCTTGGTATCCTGGAACGGTTTTAGGGGGTTCCCGCAATTTGGCAATGTTGCACAGTTGTTACCAACTATACTAACGTGTGTAAATCCTTTTTTTGGCAGTGGTCTATTGCCAGGAAGACGATTACTAAAGGGTTTTGTGTTTAGGATTCTTCGTCTTAGAACCTAAACCCTCACGTTTTTCAGCACCGACAGTTAATGCGCTGACCACCGATCTCGATCTCGACGTTGCGGATGAGAATGTGTCCGATGTAGTTGACCCAACGAAAGCAGAAAGATTTATCAGCAGTGGTAGCGGTGGGGCACTCAACAAGGGGAAGAGTAACCTGAAGGTAAACACGGTTAATAAGATCACCATTACGAGAAATGGTGCAAGTAACACGCTTGCCGAAGTCGGCAGTTCCGTTAAAGGTTTGCTCAATGGATTCAATAGAGAAGTTAGTGTGACGGCGGTAAACAACCTTAAAGAAAGTAATTTGGGGATTTCCAGTTAGGTAGACATCCTGGGCGCCATAGGCGACGAGTTGCATAAGTCCTCCAGACATTTATATTCTTAACTAAGAAAAAAATTTTTTCAGAAACGCATTTAATTTCTGAAAAAATAAATAACTCTAAAGCTTTAAGTATTGGGAAAGATTGTTGAAGCGATTTGCTAAATATTTTTAACAATAAAAAAATACAAACCTAGCCTATTCACTCTTTTCGATGCTTTCTTTTCGCACCAATTTTTTAATGTATTCATTTTGCTCAGTTTCGCCAAATTTCATATACTTCCGAATTTTCACCTCATTCTTAATTATGCTTAAAAAAACGCGGAAATAATCCCCCAATATTTTCAGCAAAACCTCATTCCAATATGTATCATCCTTTTCCACGTAGTTAATCTTCATTGTCCCCCCACTATTCTGTAAAAACTCCACTAATTCCGCTTTAGGCAATCCATATACGTGCAAATATGTCTGTACTTGTAGCCACTCATACTCCCGGACTTCATCGAATAATTTATAAATTCGATTTTTTATTTCAATCACTGTGCCGTCCATTTTCATTCCATCTAATTTACTAATCACCCACAATTCTGCACCATCTATTGTAAGAATTTTCTTACTGCGCTGATCTATTTTAGTAATTACTTCCACACCATATTTCTCTTTATAAAAATCGATTGCATTAATTTCCCGGATTGTTCCAAATCTCTTGTTCGTATATCCTTCCACTATTTTGCGAACCTCCTTCTTGTCCTCTTCTGCCAATCCACTTGAAGTCTCCAATGTTTTTATTAAAACTTCGCGATCTTTCTGCATCATTTCGGAGGAATTACTATTATTGCATATTGTATCTATTTCGATCAATAATTTTTTATTCTCAATTTTATCGCCTATTTTCTGTATCTTTTCACTATCTCCCACGGTTTTGCCAACTTTATAGTATTTTTCATACAATGAATTAAATATACGACTCGCTGGAATGTGTGGATTTTTTCCAATAAATGCAGCAAGATTGCTACTATATAAAAATATTTTTTGGCTCATTTGTTCTATATATTATTTTATATTTAAGTTCTCAATCTCTAAATTCGATTCAATAAATTTCTTTAAATAGTCGTCTAAGAATACCTCTTTCGTATAATTAGCTTTTTCCAAAGATTTCTTGAATTCAAATTTTCCCTCTGCTAACATTTTCACACTCCAGCCCGTTTTTAATGCATTATATATGAATATCATTTTCTGCAATTCCAGTGCATCCATTTAATAAAAATAACTTAAAAAAAAGTGAATATAAACTAATATGTTTAAACAGAAAAATAAG